ACGGTCCCCGGTACGCGAAGCGCGGGCAGTTGGTCCGTTACTCGATTGCAGATTTGGACGCATGGATGCGTCAGAACATGGAGAACTCTCATGAGGATGAATGAAAGCTTGGTGGGCGGGCACCCGTGTGCCGGGGCGCCCGCCCACCGGGAGAACACGATTAGCAGATCACTTGCCAGATTCCTTGACGGTCGTGTTCGGGTGGCCCTTACCGTAAGCGGCCGTGACGTAACGTCCGGTCACGGCGCTTCGGTAAGTGCCCTTGGAGGACTTGCCGCCTCCGCTCTTTCCGCCTTTCGCCATGCCTGTCACCTCCTTTCATGCGAACTCAAACGCCCTCAAACGGGCGTTGCACGCATGGTACGGACCCGCATGTACATTTGCGTCCACCCCGCTGTGGAGGAGGCCGTGGTCGGAGGTGGCGCAGCATGATCTTCGGTGAAGCAGAGGCCCGCAAGGCTGCCGAGGATGCCCGTCAGGCTGTCATCAAGGCCTGCGCGGACCTGCGTGAAGCAGAGATGTTCCTCGATGCTTTCAAGAGTCATGAGCGTTCGGCGGTGGGTGGCGCAGCTGCTCGAGCGGCCTCGTCGGCCGACATCGCGAACACTCATCAGTCGAACATCCGCGAACAGGTGCAGCCCAGCAAGGTCCTACAAACCGATTCTGCACCCGAAGAATACGCGGAGAGTCGTCTCTTTGAGGCGGCGACTGCGCTTCAGAAGAGTGCTCTCATCCTGGGATCACCCCTCATTCGGCACTGGTTCGATGATGCCCTCTTAGCGCGCGCGCAGGACGATATGCTGCAGATTCAGGTGCAGATGCTAGCGAAGCTGCAGCGCCTGAATACGCGCGCGCTTGAAGCCCTACATGCGCGGCAGGGGCACGGTGAAGGGCGTGGGGCTGTCGGCGATGTCGAGAACGAGCTCAGAGTTCACGCTTCCGGGGAATCGGGTGTCTCCACGTGCGCCGAGTGCCGTCAGGCTGAGTCCAGGTGACGACGATGCAGACATTCATCTCGCTCCCGTGGTGTCTCGAGTACATGAACAGGGCCGATGACTTGGCATCGATCGGGCCTGCCGGTGGAGGCGTGAAAATCTCGTTGTCAGTGTCGATGTCGACCTCGACGTCGTTCAACGTCGCATTCCCGGTGTTGACCAGAGCATACATGTCGCCTTTCTCCCACTTCACCTCCCATGGAGGCGCTGCGTTGGCTTCGGCGAGGGTGTCGGCGAGGCGTTGTACGCCTGCGGCGGTCTGTTCAGCGGCTTCGACTGTGCGTTGTGCTTCGTCTCGCGCGCGTTCTGCGGCGGCTTTGGCCTGCTTCGAGATGTTCGATCGGAACCATGAAACGGCGGCTCCGACGATCGTCAAGACGGCGCACACGGCCATAACGGCGTTTGCTGCTGATTCCAAGTCTTCCTCCTCGGTGAGGTGTGGTGGCTGCACTGCTTCGTGCGGCCTGGCGGGTGTTACCCACCTTACCGGGGAGGGGGCCATCCGTGGTGCGGATGGTTCGTCTTCCTCAGCGTCTTCCTCCGCTTACTCCGGCGGCGCTGGGGGAGACCGTGGCCTGCCGGGGGCCAGTGCTCATACCCCGGCAGGCCACACCGTTCAGGTGTCGAAGTACAAGATTTTCGCGCATCCCGAGGGCGGGGTGCGGCGAGGTTAGCTCCGTGGGGCCGGGTTTGAGTGTTGGTGGGTTGCGAGTCTCCGCCCGGCCCCACGGTCCCCAGTTGAAAAGAAAGCGCCCCGGCCGATTGGGGTCGGCCGGGGCAGTCCAAGAAAGGACTATCAGTCATGAATCAGGTTAACACGACCGAGACAGTGGCGTTGAGTGCGCCGGTGTTAGAAGCGCTACGGCGCCTCGACGCGGTGATGAAGCTGCGCAAGCGTCAGACGGCCGCGCAAAAGCGGATTGCGTTGGCGCGCTCGCGTGCGCGTGAGGCACAGGGAGGAAAGCGGTGAACGTGATGAATGTTGCGAGGCTGTTTGTAGCGCTGGCCCTGCTGGTGCTGGCGTGGTGGCTCGGGTCCCTGATTGACGGGTGGGTGGCGGCTGCGGCCGCGATCCTGCCCCCGACGGCGCTCGCCGAGCGCCTGGTCTACGTCGCGTGGAAGGAGCGTCGGGCATGAGGTCCGTCGAGATGATCGTTGAGTTCCCTATCGAGGACGCGAACCTGCCGATGCCGCACCTGCTGGGGCTGGCTAACGCGGCGTTCGTTGATGAGGTCGAGCGCCAGGGGCTGCTGCTGATGTCGCCTCCGAGCCCGTCCGTGATGCACGCGCGCCGGATTGTCGAGGTTCGCGCGGCCGTCGTGGAGAAGCCGGACTGGGCGCCGCCGACTCCGTCGGCACCAACGTTCGAGTGCCCGAACTGCGGCACGACGATTTTTGCCGCAGGAGACACCGAGCAGGAAGAGGCAGACAAGTGACCGAAACGATGATGGGCGTCCTCGTCCTGGCGCTGCTGGCGCTGGTGACGGCGGGGCTGTGGCAGGACTGGCGCACGAACACACGCGAGTTCCGCGAGATGCATCGCCGCCTTGTGCAGATGCAGGAAGACCGTCAGAGGGGTGAGACAAATGACTGAGGCTATCGCGATTGCCGCTGATGATGTGCAGGCCCGCACCGTCGCGGAGACGATGCTCGGCCTCATCACTGATGACGGTCATGTCGAGGTCGCGCAGGCTGAGCTGGCTCGCCTGACTGGCCTATCTGCGCGGACGCTGCGCCGTGCCCTTGATCGCCTGCGTGAGGCTCACTGGATTACCGTCGTGCGAGAGGCGACGCCGAACGCGCCCGCGCGTTACGACCTGACGGACCTTGCGGACGTCGCGCAGGCGGTCGGCCTGAAGCCGCGCCGCAAAGAAACCACGGCCGTGTCATCGACGGGAACCGGCGTGCTGTCGGCTGAGGTCGCGGCGGACCCGATTGGGGCCGTCCAGCCTGGCCAGCGGTGGCTGATCGACCCCACCCTTCTGCAGGGAGGCTCGAACATCCGCGCTGACTTGCGTGTCGGCCCGGAGTTCGTGGAGACGATCGCCGGCCTCGGTGTCCTCAAGGACATCGACGTGTATCCGACCCTCACGGGCTTGGTCGTTCTCGATGGGCACCGTCGCCACCGCGCGGCCATCGAGGCGGGCTTGGAGACCGTGCCGGTGCGTATCGTCGACGTAGCGAACGACCTGGACCGCATCGGCTTGCAGCTCACCGAGAATGACGAGCATGCGCACACGTCGACCGTTGACCGTGCGCGCGCCATTAACCAGCTGGTCCTGATGGGTCTCCCGGCCTCCGAGCTGCGCAAGCGCGGAGTGAAGGCCAGCGAGGCCACGATGGCGCGCCGCGTCGCTAACGCCTCGCAGGAGGTCGCGGACCTTGGGGAGTCGGCGAGTCTCGGCCTCGATGATCTCGCGAAGATCGCTGAGGCTGAGGCTGACCTCCCCGAGGACATCGCGGGCATGGTCGTCGAGGAGATTCGCGAGACGCCGGAAAAGATCGATCATTTCCTCGAGCGCGCCCGCGACGAGGCACGCCGCCGTCGAGTGTATGAGGATGCGGTCCTCGAGCTGCGCCAGCAGGGCGTCAAGGTCATCCGCGAGGACGAATTCTACGACGGGTTTCCGAAGACCAACCAATTCCTGTGGAACCTGGTCGACGAATACGGCAACTCGGTTGAGCCGCACGACACCTGCCCCGGCAATGCGGCGTATGTCTCGGTGATCGGCTCGGGCGACTACACGAATGCGCAGACGCGCTTCGTGTGCGTGGACTACGCCTCGCACGGGCACTTCACCCGTGAGGACAGGGCGAGGACAACGCAGGAAGCCGATCGCGCAGCGACCATCGAGGCGAACCGTCAGGCAGCTCAGGAAGGCGAAGTGCGCCGCGCCTGGATCAAGGACGTGCTCTTGAAGCGCCCTCTGCCGAAGGACACGGCGCTCCTGGAAATGCCCGTCATCTACAACCAATACCAGGTGTCCGACGCATCGCAGGCGAAGGGCCGCGCGCTGATCGACTTCGATGACATGGGGTACGGGCTCACGATGTCAGCCGCGCAGGCGGCTAAGGCGCGCCTCGCGTGGTGCATCGGCGTCCTCGAGGGCGGCATGGGCCGTGATTACTGGCGCAGCCGCAACGGTGAGCGCTTTGACAGCCTCGTTCAGCTGTACCTGCGCACCTTAGAGCACTGGGGATACCCCCTCGGTGAGGGTGAGGAGGCGTTCTGCGAGAAGGTCGAGGCTGCCCCCGCAGTCATCACCTGGGGACCGCGCACTGGGGAGGTGTACTGATGAGCGCCGACGGTACCGCGTTCAGTGCTCTCGAAGATGCTGTGTCTGCGTTGGTTGCGGAAAAGCACGGTCCTGGCTGTGTACTGGGGGCTTTTATCGTCGTCGCGGAGAGCATCGCCCCGGAGGATGGCCAGGACAGGAGCGCGTGGCTGTGCGAGGGATCGGGGTCGCCGCTGGCGCGTCGCGGACTCGTTGAGTGCGCGCGCGACATGTACTCACGATCGGTGAGGAGGCTCTCCGATGACTAACGAAGCATCAACGATGGTGGTCGTGGCTCGGGCGGCCTTGGAGGGGGCGCTTCGTGCAGCCCTACCTCACTTGCCGCGCCGTATACCCGAGGATGCGCCAGACAACGGGGCGGGCCTGCTGCGCCTGGCCATCGTCCAGGACTGCGTGATGGCGCTCGCGGCCGCGCTTGATCGCCAGCGCGCGATCGCGGTGAGATTCAACGTCCTTGATGGAGATAGCTACAGCGATGGCGTGAAATCAATGTGGCTGCGTCGCTCTGCGGTTGAGTCGTTGGCGACGTTCCTCGCGGGGGTTCCCGTCGAGCGGGTGAGCCTTCTCCTCGATGAGAGGGAGGGCATCACTGTCCAGGAGACGGGCGTCCTGTATGGGCCTCAGATGGCGCGTGTCGCCCCGGCTGCGGAGCCGATGGATGATGACCGCGTCGACGCAGCGCGCCTGCTGCTGGATGGAGCGCAAGCCGTGCTCTATCAGGATGCGGCCGTGGAGATGGACCCTGCGGTCGTCCGCACGTTCGCGGCGTCGGCTGCGGCCTGGCAGATTCCTCTGCGGGTCCGCGTCGGGGATGGCTACGGGCGCTCCTCGTTCATCTGGGGCACTGATGCGTGCCTTGGCTGGTCCGCTGGCTCAGTACTGCTTCAGGGGCCAGTGACGGGAGAGCTCCTATACGACGGGCCGTCAATCCCATACCTGGAGAATGCACTGCTTCCACCTGTGCCCATGGGGAACGTTAGTGAACCAGCGGGGCTTCGCGTCTACGAAGGAGGGGAAGGACTGTGACTGAAGAGCTCCTCACCGAAATCGAGGGCGCGAATCACGTCCGTGCCCTTGAACGGGAACTGTCCAGGGTCCAGGCGCATGCGATCAAAACGGCGTCCGAGCTGATCGACGCCGGAGCTGACATCGCCGAGAAATACGCGCAGACACCCGAGCAGCGGATGAACATCCGCAGGACCATCGGTGCCGTCGTCGACGAGCTCATCGGCGGCCTCTACCCGCAGGCAGGAGAAGAACGTAATGAATGACGCTGCTATTGCCCCGCTGTGGGAGATCGGCCCCTTCGATCTGCCCCAGTCAGACATGCTCTCGCTCAACGGCCGAGCCGACCGCCGCACTCTCTCCCCGCGGATTCGGACCCTGCGCATGCAGGCCCGCGTGATGGCCCGCGCGGCCCACTGTCCGACCTTCATGCGAGCGCGACTCGTCGCGTGGGTTCGTTTCCCGGACGGCCGCCGCCGCGACCTCCACAACTACATGCCCACCCTCAAAGCACTCGTGGACGGCCTCGTGGACGCCGGACTGCTCCCAGACGACGATGCGCGTCACCTGCAGGGGCCGGACATGCGCCTCGACCCCCGTCACACGGTCAAGCGCATGGGCATCCCCATGTGCTCCATCCGATTCACCGTCATGCCCTACGAAGAAAACGAGGAAGACCAATGAGCGGCGAAACACTCATCACCCTCGTCGGTAACCTGACCACCGACCCCACACTCCGCTGGACACAGTCCGGCTCCTCCGTCGCTGACTTCACGGTGGCCTCAACCCCGCGAACCTACGACCGCAACGCCGGAGAATGGCGCGACGGCGACACCCTCTTCATGCGCTGCTCCGTGTGGCGCGATGTTGCCGAGAACGTCGCCGAGTCCCTTCGTAAGGGCATGCGCGTCATCGTCGTCGGTCGCCTCACCCAGCGCTCCTACGAAACGCAGCAGGGCGAGCGTCGCACGGTCGTTGAGCTGCAGGTTGACGAGGTCGGCCCCTCCTTACGCCGAGCACGCGCACAGGTCACCAGGC